CCCATAGGGGGGGCATCCAATCTCAATGATTGGAGGTATCTTAATCATGACAACCAACGGCACACGTAGACGAGTTCATTCAGGGAGCGTCGTTTATTTTAACGGCTACACCTGGAATTCTTATTCTACGCCCGCTGTCATGGGCATGACTCAGACTCTAACACAAGGATTACGTAGAACTTACGTAAACGAGTGGGGAGAAACGGTCATGCAAATGAATCCGGTTGTTATCACTAAGATTAAGACCACTGGCTCAGGAGGAGATGTGAGTATACCAACACCATATGGTTACTCGCTCAAACTCCAAGGCGATGTGTGGGCTATTGCTAATCTGGTTTACCAGACTATGTATGGTTCATACTATCCTGAGGCAATTGACCAACGGTATAAGGACGCCACAATTGTGGGTGCTCTTGCTAAGGTCAATGAAATCAGCTTTGGTGCGGGGTTGTTTCTCGCAGAATTAGCAGAAACGCTAGCTCTGTTGAGAAGGCCGCTTGCTTCTACCGTCAAACTTGCTAACGAAATGTACAAGCGAGCAAGACGGAAGCTGAGAAATCGTCCTACCCATCAACCTAATGGTAGGATAACTCCCGACTTTGCCGACGCTCTTGGCGGTCAGTGGCTTGAATACAGGTATGGCATTATGCCACTTGTGTTCGATGTTGCAGACTTAGCTGAGATGGTCGACAAGGGCCTAAACTTTCTCGATGATAAATTAATCGTGAAGGCGAAGGGGGCTACGAAGAAAAGTGCTTTAGCTGGTTTAGCTGGCACTACAAACTACGTTCCTGGCATAGGTATTATTCCTAGTTGGAGCAGCCGGAAATTAGTTACACAGAAATACGTAACTAAAGTCTACTGTTCTCAAAATTTGGATTGTACCAACATTGCCGAGAAAGCGTTGTACCAGCTTGGGCTCCACAAGGAGCATGTAGCTGGTTTAGTATGGGAATTAATTCCCTTTTCCTTCGTAGGAGATTGGTTCATCAATGTGGGTGACTGGCTTAAGGCCCGTCAATTAAATCCTACTGTGACAGTACATGGGTCGTGCACAAGTGTTACACAATCTGAATTCAGCTTGTTCAAATGTGTAGCATGCAAGACTCCGTACGGCACAAAGTCTGTCTCTGGATCTGGAAATTTCCAGATCGATTACAAGAGACTTACTAGGACACTTGATGAGAAGGTGCCACCGTTTCCGGTGGTAAATATTAATAGTCTTAGTTGGAAGCGCCAGCTTGACGCTTGCGCACTGACTTGGGGAACGCTTCACAGCTTCTTCCGCAAGAGACAAAATTAAAAGGAGTATGATATGGCCCTAAACGGATCAATCATAAAGAAGGCCGCTACTGGATTTACAGTAACCGGCGGGACGGATGTAACTTTCTCTGATGACGGTACCGAAGTAAAGAACGGTATGCGTCTGATAGATATGTCGGAGTCTGATTTTCGAGTCAGACCTCAACTAACCGTTACATCGAAACAGCCAACACTGATTGGCAACGCGACCTATACTCGGGATAAGCGGACTGCTACTTTGTCCATCCCGAAGATCTTGGCCGACGGTACTACAGTGTATAACCGAATCCGGGTTGAACGCGAAGTTCACCCTGAAGCCACAGATGCAGAAGCGCTTGAATTAAGCTATCGCTTAGCTCAAGTACTCTTTGACTCTGACTTCACCAATTTCTGGAAGTTCGGACAACTGCTGTAAAACAACTTACTAGAGGATAATCCTTATGAAAGTCAACCGTAATTCGCATCTGCTTCGTGCAGATGAGGTCATGCGTAATGTATGGCTACGAATGTATCAGGATTTTTCGGGACAGATGGGTGGACAACTTGCTCCTCACGCCTATGATTGTATTAAACGGCGTGATTATGCAGGGTTCCGTACGGCTTTATTGCCGTCACGGGAGAATCTACCTATACCGCTTTTCAAAAGATTGTATCAGTTGGAAGCGTTCCTGAAGCGATACCGATTTCAGTCTGACATGTATACAGATGATGAGTTAGAACAGCTCACAGCCGAGAAAAATATGGCTGATATAGAGCGTCTAGCTATCATGTCTGAGTGGAAACCTATTACAAAGAAGGTTCTCCGCACAGCACGATCGATTTGCCGCGAAATACTTGGCGAATTCGACCCTGAAGAGCACGTTAGACTGTGTCGCTTTGCTAGACGGGCCTCAGTGGGGAACCAGTACCGATGCTCCTATCTTGATATTAAGATAGGCGGTGATGGTCCCATTACGGGTTCAAAGGATCATATAAAGTGGTTTAACAACTACTTACTTCACGATCATGTTTTACGTGACGTTCTCACAGAAAGTGGGCTGGAGAAGCCCCAACTATGGGAGATATGTGGTCACCTGGTACAAACTGGAGTTCCAAAGTCTTGGAAAACAAATCGTTTAATTACTCCTAATACGCTACTCGGGTCATTTCATTCTTTTGGCCTTGGTACGTATATTACGGAGTTGTTAGAGGATTATGGAGTAAGCATCCGACGAGGGCAAGCAATTCATCGCGCGCTTCTTCCGAAGATGTCTTTGAGACGAAATCTCGTCACGGCTGATTTATCAAATGCCAGTGGTTCGATTACGTCTCGCCATGTTAGGGCAGTAGTACCTTATCGTTGGTATCGCGAGTTAAATCGCGGTCGCCTTCGATATGAGATGACCACAACTGGGTCTATCATTCCTACGCCGACATTTGCCGGTATGGGTATAGGTTTTACTTTCCCGTTACAGACTTTGATGTTTTATTGCGTGCTTTGTGCGATAAGACAACTAACAGGCGTGCGAGGACGCATTTCAGTATACGGAGATGATCTCATCTACCCACGAAGTATGCATAAATACGTCTTGCATATCTTCAAAGATTTACAATGGGTAATTAACAATGAGAAAACTTTCGTTGAAAGCGATTTTCGCGAATCCTGCGGTGCTGACTTTTATCGCGGGGTTGATTGCAGGCCAGCTTCACCTGCCAGCAAGCCTGAGGGAACCTCTAGAGCTCATTTTGCAAGCTTTATTTTCAAGCTTTACAATGGTCTCTTAGAGAGGTGGGACGATGTTGAAATCCCTTCTGTATTGCATTATCTCCGTACTGAGCTTGCTTGCGGATTTGGAAAGATATTATATGTTCCAGATTCATACCCGGCGTATGCCGGAATTAAACAAGCATCTCCGCACGTTGAAAAATGCTGGTGGCGACCAGATAGACCGCCACGATACATAACCAAAAGCAAGCATGCTTTTGGACCTCAACAATGTTGGTCTTTTGAATGTTTAACTGTTAACCAGAATTTAAGACTCGTACAAACTCAGTACCCATATTATTGGGATACAATGCGCGCAAGCGCGGTTGCTGAGAATGCACGAGATTCTGGCGATATGTACAGTGGTGCTAGGCCGCGCCTTATTTGGCGCAAGATAATGCCTCCTCCGCGACACTATCGTTCAAGGATAAACGGAAAAAGACTACAGAAACTCGAGCCTTGCGTACAACGTAAAGGTTCTGAGGGTTCCCTTTCCAGTAACCGGGTCCAAGTCCTTACTTGGATCTAAGAAACTGCATTATGCAGTCTCCGGGTAGTTCCGGG